AGCAGATATTGAATCAGCTTGTAGAGATCATGGAGTCCGTGGACACTTAAAGCATGCTGATATTGAGAGAATGATTTCAGAATACTCAGAAGACGAGAAGCAAGCTCGTATATATGGAAAGTTTCAACACTTAGTTGGTTTGATATTTAAGAACTGGAATAGACAAGTCCATGTTATACCTCCTTTTGATATAGATATGAGAAACTTTGCTGTTTATGAGTTCCTAGATCCGCACCCAAGGAATCCAGACGCTGTTATGTGGGTTGCAGTTGATAGCAATGGCACTAAGTATGTTATAGACGAAATGTTTGTTAAGGTTACTAGCGAAGAAGACCTTGCCATGAAGATAAAGAGTAAAGCCACTCAATATAGAATTATTAAAAGAATGGCTGACCCTTCTGCTTTTGTTAATAATCAACATAATCAGGACGGAAAGACTTTGGCTGATAAGTTAGCAGAATTAGGAATTGCATACTTACCTGCAACTAAGCAAAGAGCTCAGTCGGACAGAAGAATAATAGACGCCTTAAGTTATGTGGAGAATAACGGATTCATGTTAAAGGCTCCGGAACTATACATATTCAGTACATGCGAGAGAACTATATACGAAATGGAGCATTATCGTTGGCAAGAGTATACTGGAAAGGGAGCTGACTTGCATAACCCTAAGGAGAAACCTGTGGACAAAGACGACCATATGGTGGAAAACTTAGGAAGAGCTTTATATAACGAAATATCTTTTATTCCTTACGAAAGATATAGGCCTAGTCAGCCAATTAATCTTGACCCTTACTCTTAACTATTCAGGGGTTGTTGACATTTTTAATATGTGTTATAATTAAAACATAAAAATATATATATGACATTCAAAGTACTTAACAAAGAAATAATATATAAGGGCTGTCCAATAGTTATAAGACAATCCGAAGAACATTTTGAATATATTACTTGTATAAACAATCAAATATATTCGTCTTCAATAGTTGCCAAAAAGTCTTTGATACAGAAATTATCCTTTCAGGACTATACACAAAAACAACTTGTTGATATTTCAAACTATGTTATCAAGTTGGCTGAGACCACAATTGATACAGTATTACATCAAAAATAATCAAACTAGCCTTAGGAAATCGCCAATTCCTAAATGCCTAAAACTAAAACTAAAATAAAATCTGAGAAAGAGCTAGATACAAACCTAAATTCTTTTGATTCTAAGGAGCTATCTTTAGAAGAAAAGAATAATCTTAATTCTACAAGGAATTTTAAGAAGTTAATTGACCAAGTAAATAGTGAGTATAGGATATCTTACGACTTTATGCGCCCTAAATGGGACGAATGGGGTTTAAGATTAAAATTGAATAACAATCAGAAGAGAGACAAGTCAGCTGTTGGAGACCCTTTAATGTTTACTATTCACCAGACAGTTTTAGCTTCGTTATATGACGACAGTCTTTCTGTTAACTTTGACCCAAGAGAAGCCGGAGACGAAGAAACTGCTGAGAACTTAAATGATCTAGCAGAATATGACCACGAAGAAATGGAAAAAGATATTATTGATTATACATGGGACTGGGACGCTTCATTCTTTGGACGTGGACTAGTTATGTTAATGGAGTTCGATAGAGATAAGAAATGTCCGATTCCTGAGAACTGGGACCCTATGGTTGTATTAAGAGACCCTCTAGCAAAGAGTGTTAACGGAGACATGAAAGGAAGGGGTAGAGCAAGGTGGCTTGGAAGGGAAATAAGATTAACTAAGAGTGAAATGAAAGAAGCTGGATATTATTTTAATTTTCAAGACCTTAAGCCAGACGATACGGATATTACAAGTCTTGTAGACGCAAATACAAGCATTAGAAACGAAGCTCAGGGATATTCAGACGCTAAAGTTCCTGAATCATTAAAGGGAGACAATGCAACTCATAGAATACTAGAATGGATTACTCGTTTCGACGGAAGGCTTGTCTTGGTTTCTTTAGCAGAAGGAAAGACTCGTGTTATCAGATACACGGAACTTGAAGGAGATAGGATTCCTATTTTAGATAGGCCACTTTATGCTGTAGCAAATGACTGGGACGGAGTTTCAATTCCTGACTTAGTAGAAGATAAGCAAAGAGCTAGAGCTAAGTTAACAAACCTAGGGATCAAGGTTGCAGAAGCTGGACTATATCCTATGTATTTATTCGATACAACAAGAATTACCAATAAGGCTGATTTAAACTACGAACAGAATAAGTTTATTGGTGTAAATGGAAGTCCTGCTGGAGCTGTTCAAATAATGGCTAAGGACCAAATCAAATCAGATGTTAGTTTTATTCTTGATACTTTAGATGTCTCTGCTCAAAAAGCAACTGCTACTCCTGATATTCAACAAGGAACTATTGGAACTGATAAAAGAACTGCTACTGAGTTAAACATTATTAATCAAAAAGTAGATACAAGATATTCTTTATCAGCTAAAGTATTCGGTTGGTCAGAGAAGAGATTCTGGCAACAGTGGTATTTCTTATACAAGAATCATTTCAACGAAGGAATAGACGAGAAGGTTATCCGTGTTAAAGGAGTAATGGGAGCTAAGTTTAGGCCTTTAAGAAGAGAAAACATTATTGCTTCAGTAGACCCTGATGTAATCGTTAAGAGCCGTATATTGGCAGACGCTGAGAATTATGCACAACTTCAAATCTTTACAAAGTATGTTCAGATTATAGCTAAGGACCCAACAGTAAACTTAAGATATGCAGAAAAGAAGCTAGGAAGACTATCCGGAATCAAACAAGACGAATTAAATTGCATATTTCCACCTACAATAGACGAATTATTAGCTACTGACGAGAACGAGAAACTAGAGAAAAATAAATTAGCTATGGTAAGTGCTGAAGATAATCACCAAATACACTTAGAAATCCATAATAAGCTCTCAGACACTGCTGCTAAGTATGCTCATATACAAGCTCACAAGAAGGCTATGTTAATAATTAAACAGAATCCTAACTTAGTTCCACCAACAATGAATGAAATGAATCCTACCGAGGGAGCTGGAGTTGGAGAAACACCAATGGTAGTCTCTAAAAAACCTAATCAACAAGTTTTATGACAAATAAAATACTAGAAAAAATAATAATAAAGCCACAAGAGCTTCCAGAGAGACGCTTTGACCTTTCTTTTAAAAACAGTGAAGACAATGCTGTTATTGTTAGTTCCTTACAAGGATTGAAAGCAAATGAAGGTTGGCAATTCTTATCTGAATTAATGAATAAGAACTTAGAATGGTTAGCTGAAAGAATCCTTAATAAGACCGGAGACCAAGGAGAAGAGTTATCAGACGCTGAAATTGATAAATGCAGACTAAGATATAAGTACGTGAAAGAGCTGTTAGATAAACCAGATTTCTTTATTGAAAAACTTTCCAAAGAAGACGAAGTAATTCCAGATTTAGATCCATATCAATCATAGCTTTTTGAAAATTAAATAAGTTTGTAGGTTCAGAGGGGTTGGTTTCTAACCTTAAATGGTAAACAAGGGCTTTGGCGATTTCCTTTGCTTGCGAAACCAATCCGTCTGAGCTTACAAGCTCTAGGGTAATGTCGAGTTACCCTATAAGTTAAACGCCGTCCGTATACTAGTTTTAACCCCATTTTCTAACTATACGAGGGCATAAAAAAACATTATGGGAGAAACAACTACCGGTGCTGAAAACACCGAGAATGAAGGTATTGTCACCGAAGGAGAAATCCAAAACGACAACGGAGCTGAACAAAAGGCCGTGGGGGCCAATAATTCAGAAGCCGATAACTCCAACGAAGGAGATGTGGAAGATAAAAAAAACGTAACCAACCCCATAGACGCAGACGAGGAGCCAAGGTCTCGTAAGCGAAACATTGATTTCATTCTTCAACGCAAGAACGAAAAAATTGCGAAACTACAAAAGAATGCTAGCAATGGAAACACTTTTGACGAAGACGAAGAAGAAGACGAAGACATAGACGCAGAAGACGCTAGGTTAATAGATAAGCGTATAAGCAAAGCTATGACTCCTCTTATTCAGAAGCAGATGTTAGAAGAAGACGAGTCCGAGATTAACTCTTTCGTTAAAGATAATCCAGACTTTGCTCCTTATGCAGACAAGGTTAGAAAGTTCGCTCAACACCCTACTAGAAAAGAAATGCCAATTAAAAGCATTTTCTACGAAGTAGCTGGAGACGACTTACTAAGAATTGGAGCTAAGAGAGAAAAAATAGCCACAGATAAGGCTAAAGAATCTGGAGCTGGCGGTGGAAGCGGAATAGGAGGAGACGTAACAAAAAATGTTTGGTCTCTAACACCTAGCGAATTCGCTGCTGAGCAAGAGAAATTAAGGCAAAAGCCAAGAGATTAATAATTATAATAAGTAAATAAAAAAAAGGGCATGACAGGTACAACACAAATACCAGCTGAAGTAAACAACTTTTATGATAGAAGTCTATTATTAAGAGCTATCCCATTGTTTGTTCACACACGCTGGGCTCAAATCAGAGACATTCCAAGAAAATCTGGAAGTACAACCATTAAGTTTAGAAGATATGGCAACTTAGCTGCTGCTACAACTCCTTTACAAGAAGGAAATACTCCAGTAAGTACAGAATTATCAGTTACAGATATTACAGCAACAGTATTACAATACGGTGCTTATGTAACTCTTACAGACGTACTTGATTATCAGACACAAGACCCAATCCTAATGGAGACAGCAGAAATCCTAGGAGACCAAATGGGAGATACTCTTGATCAATTAACAAGAGATGTTTTAAATGCAGGAACTAACTACTACTTTGCTGGCTCAGGCCACACATTGAGAAGTGAAGTTGCAGTAGGTGAAATTATCACTGACACATTGATAAAGAAAACGGTTAGACTA